TACGAAACCCGTTTGCGTGTCTATGGGTTGCACATGATGAGGATAATGATGCACTGTACGTCTATCGCGAGTACTACAAGACAGAAAAAACCACACTTGAGAATGGGCGCATGATACTGGCTTTGAGTGCAAAAGATCCCGATCGTCGTTGGGTTGTTGCCGATCCTGAGTCGCGTGATGGAAGACTTTTGCTTGCGCGTGAATTGGGTTTGAATACACGACCCGCACCAAAGCATATCGGTGTGATGGAGACGATCAATCAGGTCAAGGAAAGGCTTAAGTTAAATGCTGAGGGCAAACCGGCGCTTTATGTATTTGCGAATTGCAAGGAGTTGATCAAGGAATTTCGAAAATACAAATGGGCAAAAACAGCGGGCAAGGACAAACCAATTAAACAAAATGATCACGGCCTTGATGCGATACGATACGAGATCGCGTTTTTGTACAGGTATCGAAAACATAGACAATAACAAAGGACAACAACAATGAACGAACAAATTAACGGTTTTGAAATTCCAACAGGATCGATTTTACTTGAACCAAGAAAGTATCATGATTGCGCAATAATCGGCTTTGATAAGGTTGTGTTGTACGACTATGATCTTTTGATTGAGTCATTTATAGATCAAGGTTTTACTTATGATGAGGCTATTGATTGGATTAGCTACAACACAATCAGATCGGGGCAATATATACGCAACTTTCCAAAGGTAATAACAAAGGACAACAACGAAAATGATTGATCAAAACAATTGGGATGATATGCCCACAACAAAAATAATGCACGGCGATTGTATGAAGTTGCTTAAATCGCTACCATCCAACAGTGTACATTCCATCGTCACAGACCCGCCTTATGGCATGTCACCGGATGGTATCGCGCGCACATGGGCCGACATCGAAGAAGGCAAAAACATCAAGGGCTTTATGGGTAAGGAGTGGGATAGCGCCGTGCCTTGTCATAACTTTTTCGCTGAGTGTTTGCGGGTGCTGAAACACGGCGGGCACATGATAGCATTTAGCTCAACGCGTACGGTTTGCGCGTTGGGTATGGCTGCACAACAGGGCGGGTTTGTGATACGTGATATGATCCATTGGTGCTATTTCTCAGGCTTTCCAAAGTCGCACGATATAAGCAAAGCGATCGATCGTGAGGCGGGGGCGGTGCGTGAGGTTGTGGGTTATCAAAAACTTACAGGTAATGCCGCAATGAGTCTTAAGGACAAGGGCGGCACGTACGCAAGCAATACAAACAGCAAAGGAATCAAGCCAATAGATGCACCGATAACAAAACCCGCAACACAAGACGCTCAAAAATGGGAGGGTTTTGGTACAGCTCTCAAGCCCGCAGTTGAACCCGCTTTGTTACTTCGCAAGCCGCTTGAGAAGGGTTTGACGATTGCACAAAATGTCTTGAAACATGGCACGGGTGCGCTCAATATAGATGCGTGTCGTTTTGGTTATGGTGATCCGTGTTGGGTAGGGCCTCAAGAGTTGACAGGATCAAGATTAACAAAAACAGGATCGCCTTTTTCATTGCAAATTAATGATGAAACAAGCGGTAATTTTGTTGAGAATAATCAGGGCCGATGGCCCGCAAACCTTTATCAATGTGCCAAAGCCTCACGATCTGAGCGTGAGGAGGGCCTTGATCATCTGGAAACAACCAAAGGCTTTGAGGCGGTACACCGCAAAGAGGGATCGGCGGGTTTGGACAATCCAAGAGCGGGCGCAGGTCGAACCGCAAACGAGGTACGCAACATACACCCAACAGTCAAGCCGATCAAGCTCATGCGTTGGTGTTGTCGATTGATTGGCGGGCAAAAGGGATCGGTAATACTTGATCCTTTTACGGGTAGCGGTACAACGGGCGCGGCGGCATTGCTTGAGGGCTTTGATTTTGTGGGCATGGAACTCACATCGGAATACCTACCCATAATTGACGGGCGAATTGAAGCGGCGCGTAAACAGTACAAACTTGAAAACGCACAACTACCATTATTTTAGGGGCACAAAATGAAAACATCCAACTCATCGATCAATCAACAGAGTCTTGAGATGAAAATACTCAGCAATATCAAACGGGTATCACGGGGCATCGATCTTGTGATACAGATGCAGATCGATCTCATGTCAGCCCGATCCAACCTACGCAACCAGATCGGTGTGTATCAATGTGAGCGCTCAAAGGCTGAGGTTGATGATCTATTTGCGGCGATTATTAGAGATCAGGCATTGCCAAAGGAAGAGATCTTGCGCGCATTTGATTACAACGAAACGCGATACAAAGAGGCTTTAAGGCGGATCGATGAGCGCAACGCATACAAAAAGAAATAATAATTAAAAAAAGATAGCCAAATCGTTTGCACTGTTTATATCAATATAGTATATTGACTGAGTAAGTAACAACAACCCAACAAAAACAGGACAAAACAAAATGACTACATACACAATAGAATTTAATGAAGGATACGAAAACACAGAAGGAACATACAACAGCACAAAAGACCTAACAAAGGCAATCAAAAAGGTTTTGTCGTATGAGCCAAATCTTGAGGGATACATCAAGTTTGATATAGTTGTACATAGAGAAGGCAAGGAAAACTTTGAGGCGCGCATGGATGCCGATCACAAAAACTTTTGTATCATTGCAAAGTTTCAACACAGCGCAAATTTTTATAAGTCACAAAAAGGCATTGAGTATTTTGAAGGAATGAAAAAATATCTTTGGGCTGACAGTGCTGACGAAATGGCAGACTTTTATCAAGAACTTACCAACGATTGCGAAGAAACAAGCCTTGATCAAAATGCTGATTGTTATATGTGGATGTGTGGCGAGTAGTCACAACAAACCGCAATCATTGCCCGCCTTGAGCGGGTTTTTTATTTATTTTCAAAAAAGATAACCAAATCGTTTGCACTGTTTATATCAATACAGTATATTGATTGAGTAAGTAACAACAACCCAACAACAACAGGACAAAACAAAATGACTACAATAAAAAAACAAACAATAAAAAATTGGGCCCCTTACAATTCTTTGATTTTACACCTCGATTTCCCAATTCAAGATAAACCTATAAAGCCTTCAAATTGGAGAAGTGCTAGATCAGAAATGTATTCTTATGAAACGAATTACACAGGAAATGCAATCATCACAAATATTTGTTTTATTCTAAGAAAATTAAGATCTGAAAATTTATCAATGGAAAAAGCATTTATTCAAACAGTTTCTAGTGAAGCAGTAATTAATAATCTGCTTTTGAAAAAACGAAATGCCGATAAAATTTCTTCATGGAATAGAGCAATCATTTCATACTGCATTTCTATTGTTTATCGTGATGAATATCAAAACGCTTTTTTATCATTAACACGATCAGAAATTAACAAAATACTTTTCATTCTATAACAACCAATAACAACCCCCGCCCCTTCGGGGGCATACAACCCACAAAGACAAAACAACAACAGGACAAAACAATGTATAAAAACTTAAACTATGATGTAAAAAGGGAGGATTGGCAAGATTATATTAATCAAAAATGTGTAATGTATTGCCCACCACTACAATATCACCCTAAAACAGAATCAATATATATGAGATACACATATTTTGCGGCGACATCTGTGCGTTTTTTATGTAGTCCGCAAACTGTGCGATCTAATCAAAAATGTATTGATGGATTAAATATGAGGGGGTATGCACTCGATAACGGCGCTTATATTTGTTACACAAAACAACAACCTTTTGATCATGATTCCTTTGAGCGATACCTTGATAAGTTTGCTCTTTTTGCTGATTGGGTTGTGTTGCCTGATGTGGTATGCGACAAAGAAAAGACACTTGCACTAGCCGATCGATATATCGAAAAAATACAAGCAAAACATCAAGGCATTAAAATGCTCATTGTGTGGCAAGATGGCATGTGTAGATCTGATCTTTTGCGGTTTGTCTCTAGTGGTATTGGTGTTTTTATTGGTGGAAGCACTGACGGCAAATTAAAAAATATGGAGTGGATAGCCAATATGTGCAAAGAGTTTGATGTTTGGTGTCACGTTGGGCGCGTAAACTCAATTGAGAGGATGAATAAGGTTGTGCAATGCGGCGCTCATAGTTTTGATGGATCGGGTATTGTTCGATTTTATGACAAACTAGATCTCCTAACAAAAAAATTATTGATTGATCAAAAGCAAATTAATTTATTTAACAATAGCGTACTAACTGATAAACTTTTGTCGATATGGATTAAGCGCAAGAGGTTATTATGATTTTGTTGTTTTCGGGTGGGCACGATAGCACATCTTTAGCGTTACAACATCTAAACAATATAGACACCCTTCTACATATTCAGTATGTACACCCCTCAAAAGATCAAGAGTATAAGGCAACAATTGCAATATACAGGCAACTAAAAAAAATTAAGCCCTCACTAAGGTTGGAGGTTTTGTTTTTAACGTCAATTAATGCGGATAATATGAGCATCGGCACAGGCAAAAGCGGATCAAGATATGTGCCAAATCGAAATGCGATTTTTCTCTCTATGGCTGCGAATCTTGCAACCACACAAGGTATCAAAAAAATCATCTATGGCGCTGCACCCGCTGATCAACATGAGTATTTTGATTGTACGCCTGTATTTATTGATAGCATGTCAAGGGCTTTGCAGATCACGATCGAAGCGCCACTATTGAAAAAAGAGTGTTGTAATTTGCCCGCAACCATATCAAAGACGACCGTAAAAAAAATCTTAAATATGGTATGGTCTTGTTATCAGGCCAGAGGGCAAGAGCCTTGCGGTATTTGCAATTCATGCACGCAGGATCGCCCCGTGCTATATTGATGAATGA